TCGGTCGGGAAGACGAGGCTAGCCAAGGTCAAGGTGGGGGTCACTCGCGTGTCCCCACCTGCCCATTCGGCTACCACCGTCACCAAATCTTCCAAGAACACGCCTCTTTGATGGTCGTGCCGAGAGCGCGAGTCCCTAAAGTGTTTGCCCGGCGAGAGCCGAGCACCCGTCCAGGCGAGGATCTCGTCATACCTGTCCGCAGTCTCACGACTGCAGGCAAGTAGGGCGTCGTCCCCGCAAAGGCGGACACTTAAAGGGGCTGCCCCCGGTCCCCGTGGAAGGGACCGGACGGCAGCCTCCGTGACCGCAAAAGCGTGGTAGATGTTGAGAAGAGCCCAGGTCGGGGGGAGTCCCATAAGGATCCCCCGTGACGTAAGCTCGAACTCAACGCCGTCGGGACGTATCCCGACGGGCCACCGCACTTTTTGCGGCCCGGAACACGCGCGAAGGCCGGACATCTCCTCTTCCAACATCCTCCCCGAACTGCAAAGGCCCTCAACGAGGGCCCCAATCAGATCGAGGGGGATGAGATCCGTGGCGTTCTTGAGATCCGAAGAAACGAGAACTTCCGAACCGGTAAACCGGTCTAGATGTTTCCCGTCTCCTCGGAGAACAGGAGCGACCCACGGATCCCTCTTGAGACCCTTCAGCAGGCGCAGACGCGCCGCGTGGCCCTGGATCAACAACCAAGGCTGTGACTTAGTCACAACCCTGGCCTTGAGTCCGGGCTCGCGGACGACAACTACGTCCGTCGAGAGGTCCCCAGGGGGGATGGAGAGGAGTCTCCTTTCAGCGCACAACAAGGACCACTCCTGGGGTAAGACCCCAGGAGGTGCGTCCGGTGCGCAGAACTCGTCTGAAGCAAGGTACTCCCGGACCGCCGTGGCCATGCCACCGGCGGCTCGGGTGAACCCGAAGCAGGCCGAGTCACTCTTAGACGTGCCCAGCGGGCGCGGGTTCTCCGGTAGAAACCGGAGGGCCCACCGCTTCGCGAAGCAAGTCGCCGAGTGAAGGAGGTTGTCCGAGGTTGGGAACCGTGAAAGAAGGTGTTGCCGGTGAGTGGTGAGACTCTCCTTAACCGTCCTAGCGGACGGGTACGGGAGAGCTCGCTTTATCATCGACAACTGGGAGCTGACACGGCCACACTCGCCCGGGTACGGGAAGGGGGAACAAGAGTCCCACTTCGAGTACCGGACGAGCGGAGCCGTAGACACTCCCATGAACGTCTTACACGGTTCACCCGACAGCCAAAGCTGCCGGGCCCGAGACGACGCTTTCCCCAAAAGGGTAAGCGCCGCCTCGGTCCCCGAGGATCGCGCAAT